GCAAGCGCAGCCGCCTTGTTCGCCACAGAGAACCCATCGTAGGATGCACCGAGGTACTGAACCTTGCTCGTGGCATCAAGATTGTGGGCAGCAACGCCGTTCGCCTTCGCGCCCCGCATCACTTCCATCATCACGGACTCATCGAAGTTGCGGGCAAGCTGACGCCCCATCTCCGTGGAGTAGATGGACCGAACATCGAAGTGCGAGATCATCTCGTCAAGCGTGTCGATGAAGACACTGGAGGTGAGCAGCGCGTCGATGGTGATGATGATCTCTTCAGTAACGGTCGCCTGACCAACCAGCTCCGTGCCGGGGACGTGATATGCAGAAGTCACCCGCCCGAGGCTAGGGAACGCAACCGATTTCCCGCTTGCGATAGTGCGGATCTGATGCTTGTCGAGCATGAGCGAGGACTTCTCGAAAGCAGTAATAACCTCTCCGCCGAACACCTTGAGGAACACGGCGGTACGCTGGGCCATCGTAGGAGCAGCACCACCAGTACCCGAAAGTTCACCGAACAACGCAACAGTTGCAGCAGAAGCCATTGTTTTGAATCTCCTTTAATTTTGTGTGAAACGGTTTGCATCAACCGCCTACGCAAAAGGAAAGGTGTCCTAGCCAAGAGGTACCCCTCAGGGTTCTTGGGCCGGCTTTACTTTGCTTTGGTGATTGGAAAGCCGAGGGGCCGTAGCCCCCCGGAGGCACTAGGGGCGCATAGCGTTCCCTAGTGGGATGACCTAGAATGCGGTAGTGCGAGCGAGCTTGTTTGCTACCTTCCGTCGATATGCTTCGTCTTTCGCATACCGAGGATCACTCATGTCCGCGACCATCTGGGCGCGAGACTCATACCCCTCCACCTTGTTGACGGCGGGGTCTCCAGTGATAAGCTTGTGATTGCTACCGACCGCTGCTACGTACCGAGCACGGAGAGCGTCAACCGCGAGCTTCTGCGAATTGAAGTCTCCCGCCATGCTGGTGTTGAATGCTTCAGCATCCCCTGCGGGGACGTTCAGCGAAGCCCACGCGAGCATAGCGTCATACTCATCCTTCCCTCCCACGAGGGAATGGACCTTAGCAGCTGCTTGAGCTATCAAGGCTTCCTGACCTGCGATGTAGGTATCAACAACATCCTTAGGGATTCCTACACCTTCCAGAGCCTTGAGACTTGCTTCCGACAGAGCACCCGTGTCGGTGAACTCCTTATTCAGCACTGCCATGTCCAGTCCAGCCTTAGCAACAGCGGTGGCTGCAGGATCTGGCGGGGTGGTTGCTGGGTCAGTAATAGGTTCAGCGGGCTTCTTACCACTCATCAACTTCTGGATCTCGGTATAGCCCTTCTCAAGCTCCTCGACCGTCTTATACTTCCCGGCGAGCAGCTTCTCTTTCGGTTCCTCAGACGGCAGAACGATAGGATCTTCGGGCGGCACACCCGCATTGACAGAGGCGGGGGTGGTCTCCGCTGTTGGTACCGGCATGATTATCCTTTCCTTGTGTTAGGGGTTTACGTTCAGGTACTTCAACCACTGGGAGGGCCAGATCCAATTCCTCCGGACATTCCTCCGGGGGGCATGGACATACCGGGGCCTCCTTCTTTGTTTGCATTGTCTACATAACCTTTCGTAAGTTGGGCAGCTGCACCGGACTTAAGCGCATCCGAAGCTAACTGGGCTTGCTGTTGTGCTTGTGCGTCTTGTGCTCTCTGAGCCTGTACCTCTTCTTCGGACCTAATGAGACCCTTAGGATCTACCCCAGTTGCGTTGGACACGCGAGTGATGTAGTCGCTCACGATAAGGTATGGAGCGTACACTTCAGGTGTCAGAACTGCTAATTCCTGCATGAACGTATTAAGCTTCACAAGATCATGGGAACGCCCGAGTGCCTCCAGCCCCGTGGTGATGATGAGCTTCACCTTATCTTCGGGGAGAACCGGGAGCCTCTTGGCTTTCTCCATCTGGAGCTTGATGACCTGAACCAGCGGGAGCTGGAACTCCTTGCTCTGGACGGTGTAGACACCACCCAAGGCATCTTCCAGTTCCTTCGCCATGTACCGGATCTCTTCAGCGGTGACCCGCTCTCCTTGACGCTGGATGCTAGAGTTCAGGAGGAAACACGCTGACAGCTCCGTCTTGATGGTGTTCAGGGTCTCCAGTGCCACCCGGAAATCAGCAAACTTCTCCAAGTGGAGGAAGGTAACATCCGCAGCGTTACCCTCAATGACATCGAGATTCGCTGACTTAGCCACCTTAGAAACACGGGTGGTTCCGTTGGGGTTGACCATGACGAGAACCTTAGCAGCTGCTGCGGAACCCTCAACTATAGCCTGAGTCAGAACCTCAAGTGATGTCAGGTAGCCCTGATACTCTTCCACGAGTCCACGCCCATAGTCCTCGCCAGCCAGAGCACTCCACCTCAGCGGAATGAAAGGAGACTTGTCGAGAGGGTAGGTACCGATGGACTCAGGGATCTCAACTCCGTTGATCTCTTGGATCACCTGCCATTGGTTCCCATCTTCCGTCCGAGAGACTCGGGTGAACAGCTCAAGAGGCTTAGCGTCCACGTTGGTCGCTGAATCTGCCTCTTCCTGTACCTTCGCACGAAGCTCAGGCGACAGTGCCATAAAGCTGATCTGCTCTTTGGTGATGATCTCCAACACGTTTCCCATGGGGTCGCGCTTCACACAATACTGATCCAAGCGGTACACCCGCACCCCCTGCGTCTCATGGACGTACACGAGGGTGTTGCCTGTGACGATCAGATGCTTGAACGCTTCGAACGCACCCATACGGATAGCTCTGCTCTCAAGATCATCGAGGATGAGCTGCTCCATCTTCGCCATGCCAGCGTCAGCAATAGACTTTGCGCTAGCTTCTTGGCTCAGGTTAGAGACAACGAGGTCATCCAACTTGAGTCGGAAGAAAGCTTGATTGGGGGGGAAGAGTGCTAGGATCAGCTTGCTAGCTAGGTTGTTTACACCCCTAGCTCCTAGCGACTGCCATGGGGTATTGAATTTGGTTGCTTGCGTAGAGCCTTCCGGTGGGAGCAGCTGGGGGATCGTGAGCTTCGCACAGTCACGAGCACGTTGCAGGACCGCACTACGATCACCATCCAGCTTTGCCCATCGACCTTTGATATTAACTTTCTCAGAAATATCAGCCACTTACATTACCTTGGGAATCCCAAGTCCAGCAGTAGGACCACCACTTACCAGCGGGATCTGGAGCTGTGCTGTCCCCAACCTCTTGCGCTTCTTCGCTGTCGCAGTAGCATCCTCCGGTGGAGCAATTTCAATCGGACTGATAGGAGGTGCCGGGGGCGGAGGCGGGGGTGGTGCCTTTGGTGCGGTACCGAAACACATAATTTTAGTCTCCTTTGCCGAGAACCTCCGGTAACTTCTCCTGAGCTTCTTCGAGTTTGTAGCGAATTAACTGTATTAACTGCACTTTCCCTGCGTAAATCCATATATCTCTGTCGGTCATGCTTGTGTTAGGGCACCTATCAGGGAAAGCTGACTCTAAATACTTAAGCATCGTCAATGTTCTATCCATAAATTCCCCTTTATTATTCCTAGAGTGAGTGTTATTAAACGATTTCGCATTTGTCGCCGGTACAGGCGTAGGTCTTGGCCCCTTCGGTGTTATCGTTTCGTTCGTATTCCGATAATAAGGACCAGTCGATGATGGGCATATTATTGTTTCTAATAATAAACTCCTCCTCCGTGATCTCCTCGTAGGGTGCTAGCTCATACACACCCCCATCATAGGGGAGAAAGCTCAGCCCTCCGATCCAGTCCCAGTTCTTGTAGACCCAAGCACCTACCTCCAGCCACTCATGCTCCCTGACGTAGATCGTGCAGCTGGGGTTGTGGTCACACCAGTCCTTCTTCACCATGAGCCACCTGTCGAGCTGCTCAAGCGCAGGAATACCCCGGTACACGCTAGCGATGGGAGCTTTCTGTGGGAACTCAAAGACGAGGGTGTTGGCATTCCCAAGCTCCTGCCCTGTCTCGGGATGGTAGGGGGCGCCCTGTGCGATCAGGAGGTGAGCCACAGGATCAGAGCTGCTAACCCGAACACGCCGAACGTACCAAGGGCTGTGACGAGGGTGAATGCCAGAAGCACAGCCCACAAGTTGAGAAACAGTTCCACTCGGTTTGACACAAGTGATTGCTTTGGGACAAGGAGTGTCCATCTCTTCTGATATTTCTTTCGCATACCGCCACGCATCCTTTCTGAGATCGGTGAGGTTAGGCCAGATCGTGAGGTTGTCCATCAGTCCTGTGAGGGAGACCCCGAGGAGCCGCTCCTCCTCGCAGTTGGCTTTCCACTCAGGCGAGAGGTACTGGAAAGAGGTAAGGCTGCTCTGGAGGGAACCCAAGAGGACGGCGTAGCCGACCTTTCTTTTGAGGGCATAGTAGTGATCGTTGGGCCTGACGATGACTTCGGTGAGATTACAAAACTGTTTCGATCTAAGTATAATCTCTCCGCAGGGGTTAGTCCCGAAGTCCCTAGGAGTCCTGCCCGTATTCTCAGCGGAAGCGATAAGCGATTCACGATTGATGATCCCCCTCTCGCCCGATCCCGAGCGCATGAGATGCAACCACTCTTCCGTGAAGATGCCCATGTCAGGTTTCTCCGTGTACACCACGGAGTTGTTGCTAAGCATTCGCTGTGGGTGCTCAATGTAGAACTGCCCCGTCTTAGCTTCCCTCATTCGGATATCAGTCAGGTTGCTCAGGTTGATGGTGGAGGAACGTCGGACTCCTCCAGACACCACGCAGTTCGCTATCATGCAGACCAGATCGTAGACCTCTAAGCTGTTGAGCTTGCGTCCAGCGGCATTCTTGAAGGTCTTGACGGTGAACTTGATGAGCTGCAGCAAAGGCTCAGGCCCGCTAGCACGACCCCCGAAGGTCTTCAGGGGAGCACCCTTGGGTCGGATCTGGGAGAGATCGAGTGGTACGATCCAGCCTTCATACAGGTTGCGCAGCAGTACATCGTAGGCATCAGCCCACCCCAGCTTGCTGTCCCCCACCATGATCCCTGTCGCTCTCGGTTGGAGCACCGAAGGTACAATCGGAAGTAGGTT